AGTCAATATGCTTTTGGCATGAAAGTCTCGGCGGTGGCCCTACTATGTCAAGACCCTCGTGTTTGGACGAGCATGATGGATGCAGGGACCCCGTGTCCTGTAAACGGGCTCATTGGAGCCGAGGCCGCATCTTACTGGAGTGAACATCCTCATTTAATCCCAGACGGCAGTAGATACAAACCAGAATATATTGCCGCCAATAAACCAGAACCAAAGGAGTTTAGTGATGCACAAAATGCTGCTCTGTTTAAAACTTTGTTTGTTATTACTACTGGTCTCCTCTTATTCTAAAGCAGATTGCTTACCTGACGTACAAGGTCTTTGTACTCCTGGAGTAACAATTACAGAAACTGAAAATGTTGTTAAAACAGAAGAAGACAAAGGCACAGAAATAATTACAACTACTACGACTACAGTTACTACTACAACCACGACTGTTACTAATGAAGACTCAGGAGATATTCTTGATGGCGACAATGACTACGTGACTTCAAAATATGAAGGCGACATGGATGTTGATTGGGGTGGACAAGGCCCTGCAACCATGCCTAGTGGTAACTCTTGCTATGCTTTAGGTTCCGATAAGTGTGCACAGATTACGGGATCAGGTAACTCTACATCCAACTCAGGGGTCGCTGGTATGGGCACAACGTTTGTGCAAACTGTTGACATATCTGATTTACAAATAGATAAAGGTGGCCAGGTAAAATACACAATTGAAGTAGATAAAAGAGATGCTCAAGATAGAATATACATGCACATTAGAGGACTTAACGGAAATACTACAATCTTTCAAGGCACTGACATCCTGTCTGAGTCTGGAGTGGCATCAGGTTACCAATCTTATGATGGGACTTTCGATTTCAGTGGGGTATTAAATAAAGTAAGAATTGAAGTAGGTGGTCGAGATATTAATCTTGCCGTGGGTCCTCTCTTTGATGATGTCACTGTCAATGTATTTTATAACGTTATTAATACAATAGTTACTCAACAAATAACAACTATTGAAGAAATATATTATCTTAATTTATTTGATTCCGTTGAATTAGATTTTGTTGAAGAGGTATTTGAATATAACGATATTAGCGTAGAAGATGGAGAAATATCTTTTACGCCTATAGAACCTGAAGTTGAAGAGGTTTCATTTGCAAGTGTAGAATTAGAAATAGCTGAAATTGAAATTAATTTACCTGAGCCAGAAGTTGAGATTGTTGAGGTTGAAACAGAAGTTGAGATGGAAATTGAAATGGAGATGGAAGAAGTCTTAGTTGTTGAGGCTGAACCTGAGGAGGAAATTACCGAAGAACCTCAAGAAGAATCACAGGAACCAGAACAAGAAACATCACAAACATCACAAAAAGAAGAAGATCCAGAAGAAACGGTAGAAGAAGAGAAGCCATCAGAACCTAAGGTATCAAAGAAAGAAAAAGCTGCCACTAAAATTGTTAAGAAGATTGATGACAAAGCAAGATATGATGACGCTGCTCAGACTAAAACTTTAATTGTGATGCAGATACTTGGTAACACAAAAACCTTCTTTGATGCACAATCCACAATAGTCGATACAAACGTTACAGAGTATTTAAACAAGACAATAGATGATCAATATGGTATGCTGTTTAATATGGCACAGGAGAACACTATTCAGGAGATGATAGATGCCCAGTATTGAGTATGCGGGAATGAAGGTATCTGGTGGGAAGGTGTTCGCCATTCTTACCTTATTAGGTGCACTGGGATCAGGTGCGTGGGCCACTTTTACTTTTTATCAGGATTATCTCAATATGAAGGATAAAATTTTGACGTATACCGAGCCGGACCTCTCTGGTTTTGATAAGAAGATCGCACTTGTAGAAAGTGAAACAAACGCAAAAATGGATTCTGTTATACAAAAGGTTGATGGTTTGAAAAGTGAACTTGATATAGTTTTAGAAGAAATAAGCCTAATCAGTACTGTTAGTAGGGAACTTAAGGACGACCTTAAAGCGGATCTTCGCAACGTTGAGCAGGACGTGCGTCACGTCACCGAAATTGTGAATGACGTGGAAGATAGACAAAAAGAAGACACTAGAGAGATATTTGATGAGCTCAAATTGATAGAAGAAAACCTTGAATTAAGCGTTGACAAAGCGTTAAATAACCCTTTAAGTGGAATGAGTGCAACAAAATGAAAATAGATATTAAAACAGTTTTACCTTACCTAGTGTTATTTGGCACAATAGCCATGACATGGGGT